GAAGTTACAAGAAATCTTAGGCAAAAAGAAGACGTTAAAATCATTCTGGAATTCTAAAAAAGATGGCACAAAAAACAGACTTAAATATCAACCCATATTATGATGATTTTGACTCGGGTAAAAACTTTTATAAAGTCTTATTTAAGCCAGGATTTCCAGTTCAGGCACGAGAATTAACTACTTTACAATCAATATTACAAAACCAAATTGAGTCTTTTGGAAGTTACACTTTTAAAGAAGGGACTGTAGTAATTCCAGGAAATATTGCCTATGATGGACAATATTATGCAGTTAAGTTAAATTCATCAGAATTTGGTGTTGATATATCATTATACCTTAAGAGTTTTGTAGGCAAAAAAATTACAGGTCAAACTTCAGGAACTACAGCAACAATACAACAAGTTGTTCTTTCTAATAACTCGGATATTGAAAATCCGACAATTTATGTAAAATATGTAGACTCCAATAACAATTATGTTTTTGATCAATTTGAAGACGGAGAATCATTATATGCGGACGAAAATGTCGTCTATGGAAACACGACGATTAGTGCAGGAACTCCATTTGCATCTCTTATTAGTTTAAATGCAACCTCTATTGGATCAGCAGCATCAATTGGGGAAGGAGTATATTTTGTCAGAGGATACTTTGCAAATGTTTCAAAGCAAACAATAATTTTAGATAATTATACCAATACACCATCATATAGAGTTGGATTATCTATTAGCGAACTCCTGATAAATGCTAAGGATGATTCATCTTTATTTGATAATGCGAAAGGATTTACAAATTACGCAGCACCTGGTGCAGATAGATTACAAATCAATTTAACACTTTCAAAGAAGTTACTAACAGACACTAGTGATACAGACTTTATAGAACTTCTTAGGGTAGAAGATGGTAAAATAAAGAAGATTGAAAATAAAACCCAACTTAATAGACTTGGTGACTATATTGCAGAAAGAACATATGAAGAGTCTGGACACTATGCTTTAGATAATTTTAAAGTATCCGTACACAATTCTTTAAATGATAAACTTGGAAATGATGGATTGTTTTTTGACAATCAATCCACAGATCAACTCAATACACCTTCGGATGATTTGATGTGTGTAAAAGTTTCTCCAGGAGAGGCTTATGTTGGTGGATATAATGTAGAAAAGATATCAAATACAATTATTGACGTAGAAAAACCAAGAGATACTGCAACAATACCTACTGCAAATATTCCCTTTGAAATGGGAAATCTTCTTAGAGTTAATAATGTAAGTGGAGCACCAAAACAAAAAGAATCCATTGATCTTTACAATCAATTTGCTGGCGGTGGAACAAAAATTGGAGATGCCAGAGTATATACATTTAACTTAACTGGTTCTGCATATCAAGATGCATCTACAAATTGGGATCTGTATCTTTATGATGTCCAAACATATACTTCACTTACATTAAATACTCCAGTAGCACCTTTAGGTTTAATAACATCATCTTATATTAAAGGTAAAAATAGCGGAGCTAGTGGATATGCAGTTTCTTCGGGATCTGGTAGTACAGTAAGCATCAGACAAACTTCAGGGACATTTTCTGTAGGAGAACAACTGATTATTAATGGTGTCGATGCCTCTGCTACAGTAGCATCTGTTATTGTATATGGAACTAGAGATATTAAGTCTGCTTCTCAATCTGGTATTTCTGGTTTCCCAACATTTACCGCAGATTCTTCATTGAATTCTATTGATCTTCCCAATGGTGTTGTTGGTGGAACGATTAGTGGTGGAAATACACTTGTAAGTCCAGGAAAAGTATTCACGGGTATTAAAGTTGGCGATATAATCAGATATCAAACTTCTTCTGGGGATGAAACATTTAATAGAGTAACAGCAAATAATGAATCGTCTCTAACGATTGCGGCATCCACAACTGTTTCCAACGTTCATGTAGGATCAGTTTCCAACGGTACATATTCCCAAATCAAACTTGGTATTCCAGAACTGAGAAATCAGGATAAAGGATATCTCTATGCAGAACTTCCAGACTCTAATATTGAATCAGTAAATCTTTCCGGTTCTACTTTAAAGATATCAGAACAGATCACTGGGGAAACAACAGATTCTAGTGGTGTTTTAACATTTGATTTGTCTGCTGTTAGTGGTATTACTAGCGCATTCTTTGATCCTTTTGATGAAGAAAGATATTCTGTTCATTACACAGGTGGTGGAATTGGAACAGTAACTTCCGACGCATTTTCCATTAGTTCAAACACAGTTACTATCAATGGATTAACTGCAAGTCAATCTAGCATTGTAGTAAATACATCATTAACAAAGAATGGTATTCAAAGTAAGATAAAGGACTACACCAGAAGTGCCACACTTGATGTAGTATACTCTAAGCATCCACAATCTGGAGTTGGCGTTAATACATCTATCAATGATGGTCTCACTTATAATGCAAATTATGGATTGAGAGTTCAGGATGAAGAGATTTCATTGAATTGGCCAGATGTTGTTAAGGTTCTTGCAATCCATGAATCTTTGGATGAGAATGCACCAACTTTAGATCAAATTCAGTTCTTTGATAGTTCTGTTGTAAGTAATGCGATTATCGGAGAAAATATTACAAGTTCTGCAAGTAATGCTATAGCAAGAGTAATTGCTAAACCATCTTCACTTGTTTTATCTGTCGTATATTTAAATCAAGACAGGTTTATCGCAGGAGAAAATGTTACACTAGAAGAATCTAACAATACTGCTTCACTTCAGTCTGTTACTAAAGGTTCTTATAAGGATCTTACTTCATCCTTTACTTTAGACAAGGGTCAAAAAGATCAATACTATGATTACTCTAGAATTGTAAGAAGTTCAAATACACCAGTTCCTTCTAGAAGAATCAAAATTGTATTTGATCACTATACAGTTCCAACTTCGGATAGTGGTGATGTTTATACTGTTCTGAGCTATGATGATGATAGATTTGCTGAGGATATTCCTTCCATTGGTGTTAGAAAAGTAAGAGCTTCAGATACGCTTGATTTTAGACCAAGAGTATCTCAGTTCACTGCTACCGATAAGTCTCCATTCGACTTTGATTCTAGAAGTTTTGGAACTCTACCAAAACTTATTTTAAAACCAAAAGAAAGTTCATTAGTTGGTTATAATTATTATCTCCCCAGAATTGATAAGGTATATCTGGACACATTTGGAAACTTTGTTGTACAAAAAGGAATTTCTGAGGTTAATCCAAAAGTCCCAACGAACAAAAATCCCGATGGATTGATGGATTTGGGAACAATAACTCTTCCAGCATATCTGTATGATCCAACTGATGCTGATATTTCTCTTGTAGATAACAGAAGATATACTATGAGAGATATTGGAAAACTTGAAGATAGAATTGAAAATCTGGAAAGAGTTACTTCACTTTCTCTGCTTGAATTGAATACACAATCTCTTCAAGTTCAAGATGCTCAAGGAAATAATAGATTTAAGACAGGATTCTTTGTAGATGATTTTAAAAATAATTCCTTAATTGATTTAAATGTTTCTTCAATAGAAGTAAATACTGATTCTCAAGAACTTACAACTGTAATTAGTGATAATTCTATCAAGAGTCAGATAGCACCATCATCTGATATTACTGATGAAAATTTAGATCTGTCTACAAACTTTAATCTATTAGATTCAAACGTTCAGAAGACTGGAAGTGCTATCACACTAAAATATAGTAGTATTGGTTGGATTGAACAACCACTGGCAACTAAAGTAGAAAATGTGAATCCATTCCATGTAGTTTCATATAATGGATTTGTTAAGTTATCTCCTACTAATGATAGTTGGGTTAGAACTATTAGACTTGCGGATTCCAATTCTTCAGTTACAAGAAATGTTCCAGATCCAAACCGTAGAGGACAAACTGCAACATCCGTAACTTCCAGAGATATCGTAATATCTTCCGGAAATGATGCATACATGCGCTCCAGAAATACTCAATTTTTTGCTACAAACTTAAAACCATTAACAAGATTCTATCAGTTCTTTGATGGAAATGGTAGCGTTGACTTTATTCCAAAATTACTAGAAATATCTAACGATTCAACATTAGCAAATTATGGATCTGTTGGTTCTTTTGAAGTTGGAGAAACTGTAATTGGTTATAATGGTGGGGAATCTGTAATTACTTTTAGAGTTTGTTCTGGAAATCACAAAGAAGGATCATTTAATTCACCATCAAAAACTTTTAATATCAATCCTTACGCAAAATCAGAAAATTTATCTTCGGCATATAGCCAATCTTCCAAAGTTCTTAATGTTGATACATTTGCTCTCTCTGAAGAAGCACAAGGAAAGTATTATGGATATGTAAAATCTGGAACCAAACTTGTAGGACAAACAAGTGGTGCCGTTGCATATGTCAAAGATCTTCGTTTGATTAGTGATAATAGTGGTGACCTTTTGGGATCTTTCTTCTTAAGAGATCCATATACAGTTCCAGCACCTGCTGTTAGAATATCTACTGGAACTAAGACTTATAAATTAACAAATAGTTCTACAAATGCTGCTCCTCTTCCAGGAAGTAAATTGCAATCTACAGCAGAAGCATCTTATAGATCTGAAGGCAGATTTGAAGTTCGCCAGCGTCAAAACACCAGAGTAACTGCTAATTTCTATGATCCTCTGGCACAATCATTTAGTGTTGGTGGAACAATCGATGCTCCAGATTTAAATGGACAGAACAGTGATGCTAACGGCGCTTTCTTGACAGCAGTAGATCTTTTCTTTGCCAACAAACCATCTGGAAATGATCCAGTAAGAATTGAAGTAAGAACTGTTGAGTTGGGAACTCCAACAAGAACGATTATTGGAAATCCAGTAACACTGAGACCAAGCGATATTACAACTTCAACAACTGGTGAAACTGCAACGAAAGCAACATTTGATTATCCAATCTATCTCGCACCGGGACAAGAATATGCAATTGTTGCTGTAGCAGAAACAACTGATGAATATGAATTATGGATCGCTGAAATGGGCGAAAAAACTGTCAGCACCCAATCTTTGCCAGATGCAGAGGCAGTTATTTATTCTAAACAGTTTGCTCTTGGTAGTTTGTTCAAGTCTCAAAATGGATCTATTTGGACTGCAAATCAATATCAAGATTTGAAATTTAAACTTTATAAGGCAAACTTTACATCAACAAGTGGAACAGCATTTTTCTATAATCCAACACTAGACGAAAGTAATGGATATGTTGAGAATTTGGGAGGTAATCCAATTACATCATTACCAAAAACAGTAACTCTTGGAATATCAACCATCGCTGCTGGTGATGGAAATATTGGTATTCTAACGGTTGGTAGGAAAGTTGCAGGGTCCAATGGATTTGGATATGGTCATATTGTTGGACAAGGAAGTTCTGTTACCAATGTTTCAATTACTGATGGCGGAGCAAATTATGTAACTGCAACCAATTTAGAAACCACAACTCTTGTTGGAAATGGTTCTGGACTTAAACTTAGCATAACTGCAGCAAATGGTGTTATCACCGGAATTGCCGGAACAACTGTTGCTGGAAATGGATATCAAGTTGGTGACGTTGTTGGCATTGTAACAACTCTTGGAAGAAATGCTAGAATTACAATTGATTCTATTTCGGGACTGGATACCCTTTATCTTTCCAATGTACAAGGTGAAAAAGGAGCATCTAAAACATTCCAAGTTGGTGCTGCGGTAAGTTATTATAATGATTCTGGAACAGTTGTTTCTCTTGCAAGCACAACAATTGCCGATAGAACTTCTGAGGGATCAAACTTAAATTCTGGCAATTATATAAAAATCGATCATTTTGATCATGGAATGTATAGTTCGACCAACAAGGTCATTATCACAGACATACAACCAAATGTACCAGCAACAACTTTAAGTTCTACTTTAAATATTGATGAATCTTCAACAATTAGTGTTGCAAGCACCTCTAACTTTACAACTTTTGAGGGGCAGACAGTTTCTGCATCTTATCTTGGATATGCTAAAATTGGAGATGAAATAATTTCTTATAGTGCTGTTGGTAGTGGAACTCTCACCATAAGTGCTAGAGCAGTAGAAGGTAAGGTTCAACCACATGAAGTTGGTAGTCTGATCACAAAATATGAATTAAATGGAGTTTCTTTAAGAAGAATTAATGGTGTTACTCACGACGTAAGTTCACTTGGAAACGAAATTGATCACTATCATGTTGCAATTGATATGTCAACAAATGGTAATGATAGATCTAATGATGGCGATACTTCTGGAGCACCACAACTATCGTTTGCATCTGAAGCATCAATTGGTGGTAATAATTGTAAGGCAACAGAAAACATTCAGTTTAATGAAATTGTTCCAAACTATGACGTTTTAACTCCTAGTTCTTCTACATCAGTAACGGCTTCGGTAAGAACTACTACTGGAAGAAGTGTTGATGGATCGGAAACACCATTTGTTGATAATGGTTTTGAAAATGTAGAATTGAATGAAGTGAACAAACTAACCTCTGTAAGAATGGTTGCTTCTAATATTAACGAGACTACAAGATTGACTACCTTACCAAGAAACAAATCATTTACAACTGGCATAACTTTAAACACAACTGATTCTAATCTGTCGCCAATCATTTACACTGATACTGCAATGACAGAATTTAGATTGAATAGATTAAATGAACCTATTTCTGATTATTCTGCAGATAATAGAGTTAATTCTCTACTGTTTGATCCACACTCAGCAGTTTATGTTTCCAATACAGTCAATCTGACTCAAGCGGCAACTTCTCTCAAGGTAATTATTGCTGCATATAGACATGAATCTGCAGACTTCAGAGTGCTTTACAATTTAATCAGAGCAGATTCTAGTGAAGTAACTCAGGAATTTGAGTTATTCCCAGGATACGATAATCTGACAGTTGGTGCTGACGGAACTATTACGCCTGTTGATGCTGCAAAGAATAGTGGAAGACCAGATACATTTGTTCCAGCAAGTTTAGAGAATCAGTATCTTGAATATGAATTCACGGCGGACAATCTAGATTTGTTCACTGGATATACAATTAAGATTGTCATGTCTGGAACAGATCAGGCACATGCACCAAGAATCAAAGATTTGCGAACGATTGCATTGAGATGATAAGAGTTGAAGGTCACAAGAATCTTTACAGAGATGAAAAAAGTGGTGCCATAATCAACTGTGACACCACTTCATACAACCAATATGTAAATTCTTTGAATTACAAGGACTTACAAAAACGTGAGTTGGATAAAATGAAGAGTGATATTGAAGAGATTAAATCATTATTGAGGGAAGTGCTAAATAAGAAATAATTTAATGGGCTTGTTGTAGATATAAATATCTAAAGGAATATTTTTTACTTCTAATAATGGCAGTTTATGTATCCAATATTGTAATTGAACAGGGATTCGATTTCGACACTTCTTTTCAATTGGAGGATACTAGATCAAATTCTCCTCTGGACTTAACTGGCACAACCACTTCAGGTAAATTGAGGAAACATTATGGATCCACTACATCAGTATCTTTTGCATCCACAGTGACTAGTGCTGAGCAAGGAATTATATCAATTTCATTGACGGGCACACAAACAGTTGATTTGAAACCAGGAAGATATGTTTATGATGTCAAATTAACAAATTCTGGTAAAGAATACAAAGCTGTGGAAGGAACAGCACTAGTAAGAGCAGGGGTAACTAGGTAATGCCTAACATCAACGACAGAATAGGCTCGCAGAATGTAATTCGTGTATTATCTAATGCTTCTGCACCACCAACAAGAATAATTAATTTAACTGACGTAGATGCAACCCTAAAAACAAGGGATGGAATGCTTCTTGTCTGGAACTTAGCAGACGAAACATTCTATATGACGGACACGATTGATTCGTCAACCTTAATTGCATCTGGTATAGCAACATTCAGCAACACTGTAAATTTTACAAAAACAACTGATTCAACATCATCAACAAATGGATCTGTAATTTACAGTGGTGGAGTTGGAATCGCCAAAAATTTAAATGTTGGTGGTGACTCCCAAATAACTGGAATTGTAACTTTTGGAACTGGTGCCATTGTTATTGATGGCACTAATAATATTATTACTGTTGGTAGTGGAGTAACTATAAGTGAGTCTGGTGGATTAAGCCTTACGGGAATTTCCACATTTTTAAATAGAACTGATAATACGTTAGGTGATGAAAATACAGGATCCGTTCAACTGGACGGAGGAATGGGTATTGCAAAAAACCTTACGGTTAAGCAAAACCTACATGTTGGTGGATTTTCTGAGTTTATAGGTGTTGCCACATTTAGAGGTGGAACAATTAATCTTGGTGATTCTGTAGGTGATGATATTAATGTTGGTGGTGAATTCATATCAGACTTAAATCCCAATGATGATGCCACTTATGATCTTGGTATTACAACACAAAGGTGGAGAAATGCCAGATTTTCTGGACTTGTAACTTCTACCAGTTTATTTGTTTCGGGAATATCAACTTTTGAAGGCAATCAATTTACCACTGGTAATGTATCTATTACCGGATTTGCAACGGTAACCGATGGATTGTTCTATGAGGTTGGCGATTTTGATGGTCCAAATGGAATTGCATATTTTGATGATACTGGAAAACTTATTGGAGCAGCGAGTACAGAGTCTGGAATAAGTACCACTAATTATGTTTTAACAACCAACGCAAGTGGAATTCCAGTATGGACAGATACAATTGATGGAGGGGCATTCTGATGTCAAAACCAAGCACTAGGCAGCAACTTATTGATTATTGTTTAAGGAGACTTGGTGCTCCAGTATTAGAAATAAACGTTGATGATGAGCAGATTGATGATTTAGTTGATGATGCTATTCAGTATTTTAATGAGCGTCATTATGATGGTGTTGAAAAGATGTATTTGAAATATAAAATTACTCAAGATGATGTTAATAGAGGAAGAGCAGGTGGTACAAGTGGTGTTGGAATAGTAACAACAACTGGAACATCAACTATTGTTGGATCTGCAACTACTTTTAGTTTCTATGAAAATTCAAATTATATACAAGTCCCAGATTCTGTAATTGGTATTGAAAAAATATTTAAATTTGATACCAGTTCCATTTCTGGCGGAATGTTCAGTATAAAATATCAACTATTTTTGAATGACTTATATTATTTTAATTCTGTAGAACTTCTGCAGTATGCTATGGTCAAATCCTATTTGGAGGATATTGACTTTTTGTTAACCACAGACAAACAAGTCAGATTTAATAAGAGACAAGATAGACTTTATCTTGATATTGACTGGTCATCTCAAGCAGCAAATGAATTTATAGTAATTGAGTGCTATAGAGCTTTAGATCCAGCATCTTTTTCTCAAATATATAATGATAGTTTTGTCAAACAATATCTAACTGCTTTAATCAAGAGACAGTGGGGACAAAATCTCATCAAGTTTCAGGGCGTTAAACTTCCTGGAGGAACTGAGTTAAACGGAAGACAATTATATGATGACGCAATGAGGGATCTTGAAGAGATAAAGCAAAGAATGGCATTAGAATATGAATTACCACCTATGGACTTAATTGGATAATCATGACTTTAAATCCATTCTTTCTTCAAGGATCAACAAACGAACAATTTCTCATCCAAGATTTAATCAATGAGCAATTGAGAATTTATGGTATTGAAGTTTATTATTTGCCAAGAAAAATATTCAAAACTGATGATATTATCAGAGAAATACAGTCATCAAAATTTGATGATGTGTTTCTTATTGAAATGTACATGAATAATTATGATGGATATGCTCCTGGAAGTGATTTGATGACCAAATTTGGTCTTAAATTGCAGAACGAAGTTAGTTTGACAGTATCCAGAGAAAGATATGAAGAATTTATCGCACCATTTTTGGAGGGTATTTCTTCAGGTATTAGAGAAGGTTTAATTCAGGAATATGACTTTGCAGATTTGATTACAAGACCTAAAGAGGGGGATTTGATCTATTTTCCACTTGGAGAAAGGTTGTTCGAAATAAAAAGAGTAGAGTCAGAAAAACCTTTCTATCAACTTGGAAAAAACTATGTTTATGAATTAAATTGTGAACTTTATGAATATGAAAATGAACTTATTGATACTGCTATTGAGGAGGTTGATAATACAGTTGAAGATGAAGGTTATATCACCACTCTAAGACTGGTTGGAACTGGTATTACTGCAACAGCAACTGTAAGTGGAGTTTCAACTATCGGAGCATCTTTAGGAAGTATTGTATTGACAGATGATGGGTCTGGTTATACTAGCACTCCCACGGTTTCTATTTCCGCACCTACATCAGGAATAACCGCTACTGCCGTTGCAATAACAACTTCTGTTGGAAATGTAACATCAATAAAGGAAATAAGACTTACAAACGCTGGACTTGGATATACATCAACAAATCCACCTACAGTAACAATCAGTGGTGGTGGTGGATCTGGTGCTGCTGCAACTGCTGTAGTTGTTTCTGGAGGTATATTATCGCTTTCACTAACAGAAAATGGAAGAGGATATTTTGGAACCGCTCCAACAATAACAGTATCAGGTCCTTCAGTTGGTCAGACAGCAACAGTAAAATCAGTTATTTCCAATGGTCAGTTGAGCGCACTGCAAATTACAAATGCTGGATCTGGTTACACAACAATCCCAACCGTGACAATTTCTTCGCCAGTATCTGGAGTAGGAACTTTCTATTACAACGAAGAAATTACAGGACAAACATCAGGTATTACTGCAAGAGTTAGAAACTTTAAGAGAAGAACTGATCTTAATGTTGGATTGCCGCCAGTAGATTTACAAGTCTCACTAAATACTGGTAACTTTAGTGTTGGTGAAACGGTAGTTGGTGCGGCATCATCTGCCACATATGTCATTGAATCCTATGATCGTGAAAGTTATGATAATCCATATGATGTTAATGAGGAAATTGAATCTGAAGCAGATAATATTTTAGACTTTACAGAGTCTAATCCATTCGGAGGTTATTAATGTTAGGGACTTATTTTTATCACGAAATTTTAAGAAAAACAATTATTTCTTTTGGAACACTGTTTAATAATATTTACATTAGGCATTCCAAAGACAATGGTACGGTTTTGGATGAAACAAAAGTTGGTATTTCATATGGACCAATGCAAAAGTTCTTGACAAAAATTCAAGAACAAGCAGAATTAAATAAATCTATTGCCATCACATTGCCAAGAATGTCTTTTGAAATGGTTTCCATACAATATGATCCGACAAGAAAAGCTGGTATAACTCAAACATTTAAAGCATCTGATGGAACTAACTTGAAAAAGGTATACATGCCTGTTCCATATAATATTGGATTTGAACTTAATATTTTTAGTAAATTGAATGATGATGCTTTGCAAATAGTAGAACAAATTTTACCATTTTTTCAACCATCATTTAACCTGACAGTTGACTTGATTGATTCTATAGGAGAAAAAAGAGACATACCAATTATCTTAGATAGTGTAGATTTTCAAGATGATTATGAAGGTGATTTCAACACTAGAAGAGCACTCATATATACTTTAAGATTTACTGCAAAAACGTATCTCTTTGGTCCAGTCTCTGATACAACTGATGGACTTATTCGTAAGGTTCAGGCAGATATTTACAGTGACACAAATACAGCAACTGCAAAGCGTGAGATGAGATACACTGCTACACCAGATCCAATCAACGCGGACCCTGCTGCTGGAGATGATTTTGGATTTAGTGAGAACTGGGAATTCTTCACAGATTCCAAGTCTTATAGTCCCACACAACAACAGGATGTTTGATAGATTATGTCCGATAATTATGATTCCATCGACAATGCTCTTAATGTAGAGAGTAGCATTGTAAAACCTGAAAAGGTTTCTGCTGAGATAGCACATGCAAAACCAAAAGGTCCTGACATTGAAAAAGACTATGAGTATACCCGTGCAAATCTTTACTCGTTAATTGAAAAAGGTCAGGAAGCTATCAATGGAATCATGGAACTTGCTGGTGAGGGTGGAAGTCCAAGAGCATATGAAGTTGCTGGTCAGTTAATCAAAAGTGTTGCAGACACGACGGATAAATTAATTGATTTGCAGAAAAAACTTAAAGATGTTGAAGATGAAACTGTTAAAACAACAAATAATGTCACCAATAATGCGGTATTTGTTGGTTCAACAAGTGAACTTCAAAAACTACTCAAACAAGGTTTTCTAAATAATAATACGGATAAAAAGTAGAAATGTCCAAGTGTAAAGCAGGTTACTATTATTGTTACACCGACAAAAAGTGTAAACCCATTTCTAAGGGTCTGAGAGTTACCTCAAAATATTTTGGTAATGGAAAAGAACCCGAAGAGGTTGGTATTGATAAACCTCTAGAAGGCAATGGCAATGGGAATGGAAACGGTAATGGTGGTGGAGTTTCCGAGAGTTGGAGTAAAAAGTATAAAGAATCCATTAATTGTGATGATCCAAAGGGATTTAGTCAACGTGCCCATTGTCAAGGACGTAAGAAAAAAATGAACGAAGAAAAGAAAGATCATGAATATTCAATGGCTCGTTCTGAAGTAAAAACTATTCAGAACGCTGCAAAACGTCTTCAGAAGAAGATGGGTAAAAAAGGTGAGGGTAATCTGCAAGCATGGGTGCAGTCCAAAATTACCAAAGCAGCAGATTATATTGATACTGCAGCAGACTATGTAACTAATGAGGAAACTGTCAAAGAAGAAGGTCTCCGTGATTGGTTTGGTAAATCCAAATCAAAAGATGGTAAGAAAGGTTGGGTCAACGTTGTAACAGGCGATTCCTGTGCAAGTGATAAACCTGGTGAGGGTATACCCAAGTGTGTCTCTTCTGCAAAGAGAGCAAGCATGTCTAAGAAAGAAAGACTTGCTGCCGCTGCTGCTAAGAGAAGAGAGGATCCAGGTCAGCAAGAAAAATCAGGTGCTTCTAAACCAACAATGGTAAAAACTGATAGAAAGGTGAGAAAGGAAGAAATTGAAGTTAATGAAGCAAAGGACAAACCAGGTAAGGGTAGTGGAAAGAAAGATGCTTGCTACAATAAAGTAAAGTCACGTTATAGCGTTTGGCCAAGTGCATATGCTTCTGGAGCACTTGTAAAGTGTCGCAAGGTTGGCGCTGCTAACTGGGGCAATAAGTCAGAATCTTATGATTTCTCAAACTGGAGAGATGACTTTAAGGCACTTGAAATTGAAACAGTAAATCTTATTGAACCAGAACCAATCAAAGGTGGTCAACCTATCGATGAGAAATGTTGGGTTGGTTACAAACAAGTTGGTATGAAGAAAAAGGGAGACA